GGAGCTTTAGGTACAGGACAGTTAATTACAGGAGAAGATGTACTTTCTATATCAAACGGAGTTGGATACTCCTTAGGAACAGTAACTGGTCCATTCACAGTGGCTCAAACATCAACTAGCGGAGCAGGAACAGGTGCATCATTTACAATTACAGGAGACGGAACAGATGCCTCAGCAGTAGCAGTCGCTAATATCGGTACAGGTTATGCAGCCAGCGAAATTATTACAATGTCAGCAGCAGCAATGCAAGCAGCCGGGTTTGATGGAGCTTCAGGAAACTTTACTGTAACTATAGGATCAGGAACTAATAACAGACAAAACTCAGCACAAGCATCAATCGTACTAACCGCAGATGATATCGTTAGTGATATACCTTTTGTACTAGAAACATTAGGAAGAGGTGAAATTTACAATAACTCAACTGCAGCAACAGATGCAGGTAAGCAAAATAGTGATAGCTCACTAATGTCTGGATCTGCTGATAATTTAAGATGGGAAGTTTCTAATATTAGTAATGCACAAGGTACTTTTACTTTAAGTGTAAGACAAGGAGATGATAGTTTAAAAAATAAAATTACACTAGAAACTTTTAATGATGTAAGTTTAGATCCAAATTCTACAAATTACATAGAATCTGTAATAGGAACACAAGTCAAAGGTATTACAACAGATGGAGACGGAAGCAGATACGTACAAGTAACTGGAGAGTATGTAAATAAATCTAACTTTATTAGAGTATCATCAGTATCAGCAAAAACATTAAACTATTTAGGTACAGACGGACTTACAGTTGAAACAGACAGTACAGGGGCATCATATTCTGCTTCTTTACCAATACTACAATCAGGATCATTCCACGGTGCTACAGGAACAAATGTTCATTCTGGCCTTAATGGGTATTTTGGAGATATTTCAAATACAGTTTCCCAAGGAATAACTGATTTCCCAACTTCATATGCTCCTATTATATCAGTATTAGAAAATAAAGAAGAGTATGTATTTAACGTTATCTCTGCACCAGGTTTAATTTATGAATTTTCTAATCACAAGACACAATTAGATAGTATAATTTCTGTAGCAGAGACCAGAGGTGATAGTATAGCTATAGTAGATTTAGTAAACTATGGAGACACAGTAACTAATGCTACTACACAAGCAGGATTACTTAATAGTTCTTATGCTGCTTCTTACTGGCCTTGGTTACAAACTCAATCTACTACAGGTAGAAACGAATGGATTCCAGCATCAGTTGTAATACCAGGAGTATATGCTTTTACAGATAATAGCTCTGCACCATGGTTCGCACCAGCAGGACTAGTAAGAGGAGGGATTACAGGAGTAATTCAAGCAGAAAGAAGATTAACAAGAACTCAAAGAGATTCTTTATATAATGGAAAAGTAAATCCAATAGCTTCTTTCCCAGGTCAAGGAATTTCAGTATTTGGTCAGAAAACATTACAAACAAAAGCATCAGCTTTAGATAGAGTAAATGTAAGAAGATTGTTAATTGAGTTGAAAAAATTCATCGGCGATCAAGCTAGAACTTTAGTATTCGAACAAAATACAATAACAACAAGAAATAGATTCTTAGCAGCAGTTAATCCTTACTTAGAATCAGTAGTACAGAGACAAGGTCTTTTCGCTTACAGAGTAGTAATGGACGACTCTAACAATACTGCAGACGTAGTAGACAGAAATCAATTAATAGGTCAAATATTTATTCAACCAGCAAAAACAGCTGAATTTGTAGTACTTGATTTCACAATTGAACCAACTGGAGCAACTTTTGCAGGATAATTTAAAATAAACATATTTATAATAAACAATAAATAAAATGGCAGTATTAGATCCAAACGAAATTATGTTTAGAGCCTTCGAACCGAAGGTACAGAATAGATTTATCATGTATATGGATAACATTCCATCATTCATGGTAAAAACAGTATCAGCTCCTTCATTTGAAGATGGAGAAGTAGTTCTTGATCATATCAACTCTTATCGTAAGATTAGAGGAAAAAGAGTATGGAACGATATGGATATGACTTTATATGATCCGATCACACCTTCCGGAGCTCAAGCAGTAATGGAATGGGCTCGTCTTTCTTACGAATCAGTAACAGGAAGAGCT